TGAGTCATAGAATTATATGATGGTGCAGATGCTGATGGTGGTGAAGATTTTATATCTGAGTTTGTAGTATTGTTAGTTGTAGATGTAGATTCAGAACCGGATTGATATGTAGTTGTGGCAGTTGAAGTGTATCCTCCTTCAATTGCTGTATTAGATCCGGATGTGTTTGTTTGTGTAGAACCACCATAAGCTGGTTTTACGCAAAAAGCCAATAAGGTCATTAAAATAATTAATATACCTGTAAAATAATAGTTCATCCTGTTAACTTCCATTATTTTTGTTTAACCTCGTTTTCGTATGACATATCGGTCCCATGATCTTGCTTTTTCTTATATGTTCTTTTACATGCACAATTATCGCAAGCACAAATACCATATTCATCTGCATGTAAATCTCCATCGCAATGGCAGTCGTGATGACATTTTTTACATTTAGTCATTTTTTTTCTCCTCAATCTCGTAAAAAAATTTATCAGTATCTTCTGTTCTCCATTTACGAGTATCTTCAACATTCCATTCACTTGTTTGTACTTTCCAGTCAGGAATCTCGTCCTTAACTGTAAATGATGGGATGTCCCAAATTAATCTATTGTTTGGCTGTGCCGCATAGTTGCCGTCATCTAAGGCAAGTATATGTGCGCACTTATGTTCGTGCGGTATTTCAGAATGATCTGTATCTATTATATTACTCTCTGGATGTGCAAAGTCAACTGTGAAAAGGTATGCACCATAATGCCATTTTTTATCTTTACCAATATATTTTCCTGATTGTCCATCTAAGATATCGTAAGAAGTAACAGCAGGATAATAACTAAAACAATTCCATAGCTGCAGTTCATCAAGTCGTCGCCCAGGTACTTCTTTTGGATCAAAACCTCTTTGTATAAACGCAGAGATAGGCAATCTATAAAAGATTGCACCATTTTCCATAATCGCATGAAAGAGTATAGGGCGACCTGTGATTGATGTAAGGCCAAATACAATGCAGTCTTCAGTTTCGCCGTGATGCTTTTTAAGATCGTAAAGATATTCTCTTCTGATCTGTGCATAAGTCACAGGTATGTTTGCATTTAAATAGGCCATGTGTCATAATTATTTAATTAAATTATATATTATAATTATTGCAACAACAGCTACTCCAATTTGTACTTTTCTATCAGACTTAACTTTTGCCACTATTTTGTTTATCATTTCCATAATTAACCTCCTGGTTTATTATATATATCTCCCCAACTGTTTCCAGATTCATAATCTACTTTATTAGGGATTTTTAACTTAACAGCATTTTCCATAATCTCAATAATTTTTTTAGCTTGTTTATCTGATTCAACAGAAATATCTAATTCATCATGTATTTGTATGTGTGGCACAATACCTTCTCTATATAAATTTAACATAGATTGTTTTGTCATGTCGGCTGCACTACCTTGTATTAATTTATTTAATGCTTTGTAAGTCATAGCTCTTCTTATATTTGCTTTTGTAGCTTTAGGATATTTTTTAAAGTATGCTGCCTCTGCATCTGCTTTACTCATTGGTGCAACAAATTTACCGTTGTTCCATTCCGCTATTTCCCATTTATCAAACCTACATTTTCTACCACCAAATGTTTTTATGTACCCAAATGCAGCACCATCTCTTGATATTGCATCCATAAGATCTTTTACAAAAGGCACGCTATCATGATATTTGTTAAATAATTTTACTGCTTCTTCTTTTGTAGACAAACCTAACTCTGCTTGTAGTTTAGCTTTACCCATACCATAAAATAATCCGAGGTTAATTGTTTTAGCTTGTGTTCTCGATATGTTAGCCATGTTTGCAACAGTTTGATGGAAGTCTACTGTATTGTTTTGAAACCTTTCTACAATTTCAACTACTTCTTCATCACTTTTAAATTTTGTAGCTGCATAGTGTACAACTAGTCTTGGTTCTTGCTGACTGTAATCAAAACATCCCCACTTGTGATTGTGTTCTGGTATAAATAATGATCTAATCATTGGCCCCAGCTGCTTGTTCCTCGCTGGAATTTGCTGAAGGTTAGGATTAGAATATGAAAATCTACCAGTTACCGTGCCCCCACTATCTCCTCTAATAGGATTAATATCCGCATGTATTCTACCTTTATACTGATACTTAATTATAGTATCTATAAATGTAGTATGTGCCTTGTTTATTTCTCTAGCTTTTGCTATTCTCTGCACAACAGGATTTGTATGCTCTTGTAAAAAATTTTTAGTAAAGGAGGGAGCTTTTGTTTTTGCGGTTACTTCATAGTCTAATTTCAATTTATCAAAAACTTTGGCAATGCTTCTTGCTGCCCATATTTGAGGCTCTATTCCTGTTTCTTTTTTTACTTCTAGGAGTAACGTTTCTTCTTGTGATGCTAATTGTTTCTTTAATTTATGAGCAGCTTCAACGTCTACGCGTACTCCCTTAAATTTCATATCAATTAAACACGGAAACAATTGTGTTTCAAGATCAAATACTTTTGTAAGATCCTGTGCTTTAATTTCTTTAGATAATCTTTTAAACAAACTTAAAGTTAGCTCTGCATCTTTTTCTGCATAAGACCCCACATACATTGCAGGTAGTTTCCACATTTCAGCTTTAGCATCTATGCCTGCTTTATCTGCTGCAGCTCTTAGTGCTGTTTCATCTTTTACTTGATTAAGATAATCTAGAGATAAACTGTTTAATGAATACCAAAATCTATTTTCATCTATAAGTGATGCCATAACCATTGTATCAACAATGTGGCCATTTATTTGCACTCCGTATGCTCTTAACCAACATACATCATACATTGCATTGTGAAATAACTTTACGTTTGGTAGTGCACATACTTCTTTTATCCATCGCATTACTACAGCTTCGTCAAAAAAGTTTCCTTCTTTATGTCCAAAAGAATAATAACCTGACCATCCTTCTACAGCTACAGCTATTCCTACAATTTCTCCTTCGCCAACTAATGCACCAGATCCTTTAGACTTTAGACCTGGATCTCTTGTTTCTAAATCTATTGCTATGTATTTGTGCTCTTTAAGGTCCGGAAAAGACTCTGGACTTATCCATTCCGTTTGAGCTTCAAACATCACTTAGTTATTCCCCATGAGTTTGGTTTTTCTTTTTTTTCTTCTTTCGGTTTTTCTGGATAGTCTCTATCAATTGCCATATCAATATAATGTTTAGCTTTTAGTAAGTCTTCTTTCTGATTTTTCTGCTTGTGCCTGCACAAATATTTTATAGCGTTTCCTTCTGCAAAGGGCAAGTTGTTTTTGTTTATAAACTCTGATGGCTGTATCACCATAGATCTATAGTGAGTTCCTCCTACTTGTTTTTTATATATGTCGCTCATACTATTGGTTCTCCTATTGTGTAATGATAATCTGATGATGGTTGCATTATATGTAAATTTTCTTTTGCTCTTGTTGTGCCTACATAAAATAATCTATGTTCAGGATCTGGGTCATCATATGCTGCTCGATAAATAAATTCATCTTGTCCTTCAACACCATAGTCTGTGAACAAACATATGTTTTCACATTCTTTACCTTTTGAACCATGTAAAGTAAGCAGTTGTATATTTGATTTATCCATTAAAGTATCTCCTCTTTCTAATAACGTTTGCATATATTCTTTTGTTTCTTCCGGAATATGCAATTGTTTCCAATCACCATCTATTAATAAACCATGATCTTTTTTTAATTTTTGTAAGTCTACACTCGTCTCTCGCTGCACGGTTCTACCATCAGAATAACCTCTTGCTACATGTCCTTTCTTAACTACTAAATGCGCGTAAAGTTTTTCAGCTTCTTCGGCAGAAACAGAAGCTCCTTGATTTAATCTTGTCCAAATTCGATAGACTTCTAATATAGAGTTGGGTAAATGTTTATTTGTTTTACCACTAAACCTCATACCTAAAGAATAAAAATGCTCTGAAATATTTAGTAATAATTTGTTCGTTCTAGCCAATATCATCCACTCACCTTTAGAAAAATCAATCTCTTCTAGTATTTGATTATAGTGAACCATGCCTTCTGCATCTCTTGGTACCCATTTTTTCTTTATTCTAACACCAAGTCTATCTAATATCTTAACAGCTTCTTTGTGTACAGTTCTTGGAACTCTTCGTGATATTTCTTGATCGTCTCTTTCTCCTTCTTGCAACATAAAGCAATTAGGATCTGCTCCTTGAAACCCATAAATAGTTTGATCATCATCACCTGCTATGTAAGCTCTCTTGCAATTAGATTTTATATAATCAAAACACTTCCATTGATGTGGACTAAGGTCTTGGGCTTCATCGAGGAAGATGACATCGAGTGGAGGACATCTTTCTTCCTCGACAAACTTGTTGATCATATCATAGAATTCAATCATCTTAGATCCTTCTTTGTATAATCTTAAATCTGTTTCTAATTGTATTGTAGTATCTACATCTACATCATGATGTTTCTGTAATTCAACAGTTGCACTTTCTATAGAAATTAATTTAGATCTTGCATATTGTATTATTTCTAAATGCTTGTTTTTATACATTGGATTACCCACCGCATCAGGTTTTGTTTCAAACGATATGTTTGTCCATTCTGGATACTCTTGTTTAAATCTATTCCATTTTTTATTTTTAAGTAAATAAATGTTTGTATCTATACCGCATTCGTCTTTACCCATTTTATGCATGGTAGATATATGTTTTAGTTTTTTGTCAGGAAATAATTCTGAGATTCTTTCTTCTGCTTCTTCTGCTGCAGCCTTACTAAACGTAATATATATTATTTTTTGTGGGTCAGTATTATACTCATTTAATTCTTTTTTTAAATAGTGGTTTACTAGTCTGTATGTTTTACCTGTTCCGGGTGGTCCCATTATTTTTTTTACTATAGCCATGGTGATTTTTCTATTTTAGTTGTTCTTGGATTTGGTCTTTCTAATTTAATAGTAGGCATCTTTAATAACCTAATTGTTTTTGTGCCAACTTTAGGTGATGTTTCTTCTGCTTCAAATAAAGATTGTAATAGTCTTACTGTTTTTTGTTTAGGGTAAGTTCTTTCTGCCCACGATTTAGTTTTTAATAAATACTTCCAAAAATCTTTAAATTTAAAATAAGTAAAACCATCGGTATCTGTAAAAGCAATACCTCTCATAACATCTTTTAATTCTTTACCTGGAGTTTTATTTATATAGTCTGCTAGTATTTCTTTTAGCTGCACATCTAGTTTAGATGACGCTGGCGCAGGAATAGTTTCTAAATTAGCAAATAATTTTATAAGTAGCCTTCGCCACATATGTTTTGGTACAGGCATCATTGGTTTACCTATTTGATTCATACACGCCAAAGAAAACTTTTCTGGATCGTGCAGTGTTGCATCATCCACTTCAACACTTTCGCCATCAATAGATGCAAAGTATATTGGTGGATCAGAATCATACTTTCTAATCTCTGTAATCTCTGGTGTAGGAGCATTATCGCCTACGCCAAATTGTTGTAGTGCACACTTTTTAGCATCACAAAAACTATGTATAGGCTCATCCTTACATTTATAATTATATTCTTTACTATCTAAAGAACCTATTAAAGTATTTATTTCTGTTGCATCTAACGGAGGAGTCATAAATTGTTTGTTGTAAGTAAACATATAACTTTGCCATTCTTCTTTATCTGGATATCTTTTCTTTAAATAAACTCCAACATTATACATGCAGTTGTTTCTTTGACCATCTGGCACACCATCACTTAACAATGTAATTAAACAAGGAGGCATTCCTTTAAAAAGATCTGTTTCTTCTTTTTTGTTTTCTATTTTTAAATTATTTAATTGCTCTCCTGTTAAAGCTATCTCTTCATGTAGTTTAAAAAATTCATCTATCTTTAAAACATTACCATTTAAATCATATGCATATCTAACTGTTCTTTCATTTGCATGATAAGGTAGGTTTAAAAAACTACCCGTGTCTCCACGATCTACTCTTATATAATCTTGTTTAGGAAATATTTCTGCACCTGCAAACCCCATTGCAGATGCAATAAGTTTTAGTTTTACTCTCATTACTGTTGCAGGAACAAATTCTTTTGTAAATAAAAATGCGTGCGCTCCGCCCGACTTAGATCTACAAACAATTATAGGTATGTTTTTTTCTTTTAGTTTTAATATAAATTTTTTATGATCAAATGGATAAGTGTCAATATCAATACATCCCCACTTACATTTGTTTTCTTTATTGATTGGTACAATACCTAATGCAGGATCTTTACCCTCTAGGTGTTCTCTCCATAATTTTTTAGTTACAGGATTTGATATTGTAAATGATTTAGTTTTATGTTTACCTTTTTCACTGAATTGATCTGTCTTTACGGTTTGACCGTAAGCACTATTCAAGCCTTCAAATATATTTATAAATTTATCTAATTCAGTCATTTCCACTCAGTGACGTAGGCGGCTTCAGTCTCCCTTAGCCGCCTACTATTCACACTATTTACCGGACAAACTAGTGTAAAATTTCTTAGCACGTTCGTATAAAGCAGCGTCTTTAACTTGACTCTCTTTAACGACATTGTAACCGTACCATTGGTTACCTTTACCAGAATTTAAAACAGTTGTTAGTTTATAAGAGTGGCTAAATGATGGTGGTGTGTAAGAACCATTCTTTCCATCAAGTGAAATAGACATCATCATAGAATTCCATTTCCTGCTTATCTTACCTTGAGATGAACTCATGGATATTAAAGCTTGTTCAGCTCCTCCGTCATCTCCAACAACCAATACATAGTGTTGGCCAACAGTTAGAATATAGTTACCATTTTCTAATCTATCTTTACCTCCACCATCTTTAGTTGTTGATTCTAGAATGTCTGACCCATCTGGAAAAAGGTTTTCTGGTCTACCAGAACCTGTCCCAAAGTCAGCCCATTCTTGGTACTCTAACTTATAATGACATGGAATAACCGATACCCCATTTGCTCCATCATACAGTTTTTTAGTAACTGTATTTAAAAGCATACCAGGTTCTGCACCGTCAACATAATTTTGATTACGTTTCTGTGCTTCCCCAGAGCCATTCTGTAAAAGTTTTAAGATAGGTAAAGCCAAACTAGTTGTCTTTACATTCTCAAAACCTGACGCAGCATCATCTTCAAATAATATAGATGAAGGTAAGCCCGCCTCTTTCTTTATCGCTACTTGTTTCTCGTCACTCATTTCTATCTCCTTGTTATTTTTGTACTGTTACCCGCGTAAGTTTTAAATAAGTCAGAGGGCATCTCACGTCCAGCTTCAAGACGCTCCCTGACTACTGCTTTAAGTGTCTGAGCATGAACCCCTATTTTCTGGACTGGTTCATATCCCTGACCTTTTGCAAGGTCTGCGTAAACGCTCGCCTTGTTGTCTTCGCCTCGACCAAAGGTAACGGTAATATCATTTTTAATAATATCACCTAAGTCGTTGTCTCGAAGCCATTGAAAAGCTTGTTCCTGATGTTCAGGTAAGATAGCAGCACTATAGAATTTTTTTATTTCTACAGCCTCGCCGTCTTTAAGCTTTAATTTTGTAATATGCATCTTCTCCATCATCTCAGGTATTTCAAACTGAGATAATACTTTAGCTTGCTCTTTAAGTTTAGAGACGCTTTTTTCTGCATTTGCAATTTCGTCCTCTAAATTTTTTAATTCTATAACTTTACTAGACAAACTTTTAGCTGCGTCTGCCTGTGTTACAGATTGTACTCTATCTTTTTCATAGTCTATTTGACTCATCGATTTCACCTCTTTCATGTATGTTAAACTCAGTTGAGTAGTACATTTTTTCCTGCCTGTCCCAAGTTAACGTTTTATACTTTCCATTGTTAATATCACACGCAACAGCAATTGCCAAACCTATAACTTTTGGATCTCCAGATAAAAGTAAATAATCTTCATCAGAAAAATCTTTTAATAAACGTCTAAGTTGATAAGTTATTGGTCCTGGACTTCTTACGATTTGTGTATCTTCTTTAAGAAGAACTTTTATCTGACCAAATTTTTGTGCACCAACAATATTATATTTTGGACGACCTATTTTTGTACCAGGAACTTCTTGTAGCAGATAAACTATCGGCTCACTGTTTAATGTTTTTTCTTTCATGCTTGACAATATAATCTTTTACATTTATATTGTCAACTAGAAAGAAGAAAAATGATAAATTATAAATTTAAGACTAAACCTTACGCGCATCAATTAACTGCCTTAGAAAAGTCATGGGAAAAACAAGTTTACGCCTATTTTATGGAAATGGGTACAGGTAAATCAAAGGTATTAATTGACAATATATCAATGCTTTACGACAAAGGTAAGATTAATGCTGCCTTAATTATAGCTCCAAAAGGAGTATACCAAAACTGGCATGATTCTGAGATACCTACACACTTGGTAGATCACATAGATAAAAAAATGGTTTTGTGGCAAGCCATGATTACAAGAACACAGGAAAAAAAATTAGAAACTTTGTTTGAATCAGGAGAAGAATTACATATCTTAATTATGAATGTAGAAGCTTTTTCTACTAAAAAAGGCGTAGCGTTTGCTAATAAATTTTTAAACTGTCATAATACACTAATTGCAATTGATGAGTCTACCACTATTAAAAACCCTGGTGCTAAACGTACGAAAAATATTTTAGCTTTATCTAAACAATCTAAATATAGAAGAATACTTACAGGTTCTCCTGTAACTAAATCACCATTAGACTTATATACACAATGCCAGTTTTTGGACTCTTGGTTATTGGGGCATGCTTCTTATTATGGTTTTAGAACTAGATACGCCGTAATGCGTAATGCAAACTTTAGTGGTAGGACTGTACAGATTGTTGTTGGCTATAGAAATTTAGCGGAATTATCTTCTAAATTAGAGCCTTTTTCATACAGAGTATTAAAAGACGATTGTTTAGATTTACCTGAAAAAACATTTATTAAACGTATAGTACAACTAAGTCCAGATCAATCTAAGCTATATCTACAAATGAAAGAAAAAGCGCTTGCAGTATTGAATGGTAAGATGGTCAGTACAACAACTGTAATGACTCAACTTATGAGACTACAACAGATAACATGTGGTCATTTTACTGCTGATGATGGCTCTACTCAAGAGATACCTAATAATCGTATAGACGAGTTAGTAGATGTGCTAGGTGAAATTGAAGGTAAAGTTGTCATATGGGGCCATTGGCAAAAAGATATGACGCAGATAATAAAAGCAATAGTTAAAGAGTATGGAGAAAAATCTGTTGTAGATTATTATGGTTTAACACCTAAAGAAGATAGACAAAGTAATATAAATAAATTTCAAACAGATCCTGAATGTAGATTTTTTGTAGGAACGCCAGCAACGGGTGGTTATGGTATTACTCTTACGGCTGCATCAACCATGATTTATTATTCTAATGGTTATGATCTTGAAAAGAGAACACAATCACAAGCCAGAATAGATCGTATTGGACAGAAATATCCTATGACTTATATTGACATAATTTGTAAAGATACTGTTGATGAAAGAATTGTAAAAGCTCTTCGTAAAAAAATTAATATAGCTAGTCAAGTTATGGGCGAAGAACTTAAAGCTTGGATATAGGAAATTATAGGACTTACGTATAGGTGCTACAATTTTTGTATTAAGACTACAATTACGCCGCCCATGCCGGTCATAACGGCTCCCATAGATACTAAAAGTATTCTTTCTATTCTAGTAATATGAGCTTGTAGTTGGTTCATTCTATCGTAAGTTTGCTTTTGCATTATTCTGCAAAGCTTTTCGTGAGAGTCTATTCTTTGTATTGCTTCTTGTTTACTTGGCATATTTACCTACCCAATAACAAATTGGCTCAAGAATTTTTCTATAGACTCTACCTAATAAATGTCTCTTGCCTCTCGCTTCTTGTCTGATGTCTATAGTTCTGTGAACTGCTATGTGTTCTAAAATTTTTTTAACTATTCTATTAGTTGTCCCATCTTGTTTTGCATACTTAACTAATGGTAAGAATATTTTATGATATCCTTTTTGATATTCTGGAGATAGATGATCTCTTGCATATTTTATCCAAATTTTATTTCTAAAAGATCCAAAACCATAAGACTGGTTCATCATAGTGCAAACTATTTTACCACCTTGACTTGGTGGTCCGCCACCTCCACCACCTCTACTTGGTGGTCCACCAGTTCTCACATTACTGTAATCAGGTTGACTAGGTGCGCTTGGTCTTGAACTAACTGATGGTGGTCCGCCTCTGCCCCTATCTGGTATACTTTTAGGTGCAGGTGCAGGTCCAAATTCTCCGCCGCCACCTTGATCAACAAATCCTCCTCCTGGATCAAAACTAGGTGCGCTTGGTGGAGGACTATCATCTCTTTGATTCATTCTCTCCTGAGCTTTTCGTGCTTCTTCTTCTCTAGCTTTAGCTTTCTCAGCTGCTGCTATTTGTTCTTGCATTGCTCTTTGATCATCTACACGTTGTTTATCTTCTCGTTGTTTTACAATTCTGTCTTTTTCTTGTCGTGTATCAAACTCACTCATAGGCTGAGTTATAATTTCATTAGGAAAAACATAACTTTCTTGATAAGGATCTATTTCACCTATTTCAATAGGTGTTCTAGCTCCTGGCATTTGAATACCAGTTGGTTGTGTCATTGCTGCTCTTGCTTCTGCAAGACTCATTGCAGCTGGATCCACTAATGTCTCTGTTGGTTCATCAAAAGCAGTCATGTCAAACTCGTCCATTAAATCAGGAAGACCTGGTTCTCCTGCTAAAGTCCCTCTTGTTGGTTGATCAACCATACCCATAATTGGATCTCTGTATATATCTTTTCCACTAATAATTTCTTGATACTGTATTTGCTCTTCTGGTGTTATGTTTCCTGATACACCTTGAATGTTTCTAACCGTATCATCTATTGCTTCGCCAATAGGTTGATCAGCCACAGCTTCACCCATACCTAATAGTGATTGTATTCCTTGATAAGCACCTGAAGCTAGTGTTCCTGTTACCGCTCCTAGTCCCATTGTTTTTCTTGCATCAAAAGCACTTAATCTGTTGTAGGTTTCATTTGAAATTTTTCCTTCTCGTACAGCATCTTTTAATTTTTCTGTGTTATCAAAATGCTGTTTTCTATTAATAGGGTTTAAAGCATCTACAGGAGTTCCTGTTTTTGACGCTCCTTCTGGTAACGTTTCGTAAGTAGGTATTCCTCCTGCAATATTTATATTATTAGCTGCAGCTACTTCTTGTAGTGTGGGTTCTGTACCCATTATATCAAACTCTCCAACTCCTGTATCTATACCTGCAAAAGGATTAACTCCTGCAGTAGTTTTCATTGTTCCAATGTCTGTGTCTATTGTAGGTTCTGCATATTGTCTGTCAGGTATACCTAAAAAAGGATCTGTTGGTTGAATTCCTGCTCTAGTTTTTGCTGCTTCTAATTCTGCAAGACCAGCATCTCCTGTGTCTTGTATATCTCCAGAATATAAATCTAATATACTTTTTTCTTTTGCTTTTGCTTTATCAAGATCAGTTAATGTTTGTAATAAATTAGTATCTACGTCACCTGTATAACTTCCTGCTCTTACATCTGCTATTTCAGCATCTGTCATATTGTATTTGTCTTTCAAAGTGTCTTCTATTGTATTAATTCTTTTATCATAAGCTTTTTGTAATCCGTAGATTGGATCTGAAGTAACGCCTGATACAGGATTGTATCCTGTCATAAGACCGCTTTGTATTGTACCATCTTTAACATCATACAGTTCATTTAATGCTGTTTGTCTTGGATCTTGTTTTGGTAACATTTCTCCAACAGCTTGAATCGCTGTACCTAATAAAGGTATTCCTGTAACTTTAGAACCTGCTAAGTTTGCTATAGCTTCTCCAGCCATGTTAGTTATATCCATTCCTTGATTCTTAAGATTAGTAAAAAAGTTACCTACGTCTTCTCCAGTAGCAAGAAATTTATTTTTTGCAGTTTCCCAAAAAGATGGATCTTTTTGAGTGTAATCTATTTTTTCTGTTGGATCAGCTAGTGTTCCTGCAACATCACTATAATCTCCTCCTGCAAATACGTCTCCTGAAGGTGCAGTTGTTTTAGGTTGAATTTGATTAAAAGCATCCATCTTTGCTTGTGTAACTGGCACCTCGCCTGGAGCTACAACAGGTTGACCTGGTGCTATTTGTACACCTGCACCTTGATTAATTAAATTTTGTTCAAAAGGAGTATTGACTCCACCACCTGTTCCACCCGTAGGCTGAACAGTAGAAGCAGATATAATTCCACCGCCGCCGCCTCCAGAACCTCCTGGTAAAGGTATATTTATATTTGATGCTGTGGGTGCTTGTGCTGCAGCAGCTTGTCCGCTACCCATACCTTGATTTAAAAAATATTGATAGGCATCGCTTACGTATCTTGGATCTCTAGTCTCAACATAAGCTTGAGGCCCTAGTGCCAAGGTTGTAATTCCTTCTTGTTTTTGTATACGATCTTGCCAATCTGTTGGTAGTGCCATTATGTTGTCATTCCCCTTTGTCTAAGTCTTATAGCTTTTTCTTCGTTAGAAAGCAATGCTTGTTCTGTTGGTGTTAATCCAG